TACACTGAGTCATTCATCGGTGGTCGTGAGGGCGGTTCAGAAACAGGCGTGTCAGTTGCTTCATTGGCTACTGCTTATGACTTGTTTGCTGACACTTCAGCAGTGGATATTTCACTGGTGATGACTGGTCCAGCACGCGGTTCAAGCGGTGGGGCACAACTTGCCAACTACATCATCGACAACGTTGCTGAAGTCAGAAAAGACTGCGTGGTATTCTTATCACCAGAAAAGGCTGACGTGTTCGGCGCAGGTGTTGATGGCGCACAAGTAACAAACGTAACTGCATTCCGCGACAACGTAAGAGCATCTTCTTATGCTGTAATGGACTCAGGTTACAAGTACCAGTACGATAAGTATAACGACATTTACCGTTGGATCCCACTCAACGGCGATACAGCAGGTATGACAGCACGTAATGATGACCTCCGCGATCCATGGTTCTCACCAGCTGGATTTAATCGTGGTCAAGTTAAGAATGTTGTCAAACTTGCTTGGAATCCAAACAAGGCAGAGCGTGATGAACTTTACAAGAAGGGTGTCAACCCAGTTGTAACGTTCCCAGGACAAGGCACAGTGCTTTACGGAGATAAAACACTTCTCGGTAAGCCAAGTGCATTTGACCGAATCAACGTTCGTCGCCTGTTCATCGTTCTCGAAAAAGCGATTGCAACTGCTGCAAACGCTATGTTGTTCGAGTTCAACGATGAGTTTACACGCGCACAGTTCAAAAATCTAGTTGAACCATTCCTGCGTGATATTCAGGGTCGCCGTGGCATCTATGACTTCCGCGTTGTTTGCGATGAAACAAACAACACCGCTGAAGTTATTGATGGTAACAGATTTGTTGGTGACATCTATATCAAGCCAGCCAAGTCAATCAACTTCATCCAGTTGAATTTCGTGGCAGTACGCTCTGGTGTAGAGTTCAACGAAGTCGTTGGCCAGTTCTAATAAATAAGGATAAAAGGAGAAAGACAAAATGGCTTTCAGTATTAATGAAATTAGAAGCCAACTGGCTGGTGGCGGCGCAAGACCAAATCTATTCCGCGTACAAATTGATACAAAAGACGCTGCTGCTAATATTAAGGTGCCATTTATGGTACAAGCAGCAGCCCTGCCAGCATCAAACCTCGGTACAATTCAGGTTCCATATTTCGGTCGTCAGTTAAAACTGGCTGGCGATCGAACATTCGATCCTTGGACTGTCACCGTAATCAACGATGAAGACTTCAAAATCCGCAACGCACTTGAAACATGGTCAAACCAGATCAATCGTCTACAAGGTAACGTTCGCGCTCTTTCAAGTTACAAGTCTGATGCTCAAGTAACTCAATTCGGTAAAGATGGTAAAATTCTGAGAGAATACACTTTCAGCGGTTTGTTCCCAATTGTTGTGTCAAACATTGACCTCAACTGGGGCGACATCGATACTTATGAGACATTCCAAGTTGAATTCCAGTACGATTATTGGACTGTTACAGGTGGAGTTACAGGGAACGCTGGTGGCGCTTGATAGATTGGGAGGGTAACACCTCCCTTCTGTCTTTTTATATTTTTGGAGTTTCCGTAAATGGCTGAATTATTCGGTTTCAAAATTGAACGTAAAAAGGAGGAGGCTCCCTCCCCTTCATTTGCACCACCGCTCAATGAGGACGGCGCAGTTGTCGTTGCCGAGGGTGGCGTGTATGGTATGTATGTTGACCTTGATGGGTCAATTAGAACAGAAGGCGAACTGGTCACTCGCTACCGTGATATGGCAACATATCCAGAAATCGACTATGCTGTAGATGATATTGTAAATGAAGCAATCGTTGCTGATCCAAAAAAAGAAATTGTTGAATTAAATTTGGATGACCTAAAGCAACCAGACAATATCAAAAAGATGATCCTTGATGAGTTTAACAACGTCAAGCAGATTCTTGAATTTAACCAACACGCATATGAAATATTCCGTAAATGGTATGTTGATGGTCGTTTGTATTATCATTTTATAATCGACGACGAAAACCCACGTGCTGGTTTAAAAGAATTGCGTTACATTGACCCACGCAAAATGCGTAAAGTCAAACAAGTCAAAAAGAAAAAAGTTAAAAACAATGTCAGTGTTGTTTCTGATATTGAAGAATTTTACATGTACAGCGATAAGGGTTTTCAAACCAAAGCCGCTGGTACTGCTGACTTCAGTCAAAGTGGTCAAACAGGAATTAAAATTGCCAAAGACTCTATCGTCCATGTAACCAGTGGACTCGTAAACGTCAATGGCGACTTGGTTGTTGGTTACTTACATAAAGCAATCAAACCACTAAACCAGTTGAAGTCTATGGAAGATTCGCTGGTCATTTATCGTATTTCACGTGCACCTGAACGTCGTATTTTCTACATCGATGTTGGTAACCTTCCAAAAATGAAGGCTGAGCAATACCTCCGTGACATCATGACCAAGTTTAAGAACAAACTTGTATATGACTCACAAACAGGTGAAGTCCGTGATGACCGTAAGTTTATGACAATGCTTGAAGATTTTTGGCTACCACGTCGTGAAGGCGGTAAGGGAACAGAAATTACAACATTGCCAGGCGGTCAAAACTTGGGAGAGATTGATGATATCGTTTACTTCCAGCGTCGTTTGTATAAGGCTCTAAACGTTCCTGTTACAAGACTTGATCCAGAGGCTCAATTCAACTTGGGTCGTGCAACTGAGATCAGCCGCGATGAAGTGAAGTTTTCAAAGTTTATCACACGTTTGCGCGCAAAATTTGCCGAACTGTTTAACAAATGTCTTGAAAAACAACTTATCCTCAAAGGTATTATCACCAGTGAAGACTGGGCTGAGTTTAAAGATGCCTTCAAGTATGAGTTTGCTCAAGACAATCACTTTGCCGAATTGCGCAATACAGAAATTTTGCGTGACCGCGTCTCAATGATGCGTGATATGTCTGACTTTGTTGGACGTTACTATTCAAATGAATGGGTTCGTCGCAATGTTCTATATCAAACTGAAGAAGATATGAAGGAAATTGATAAACAAATCGCTGAAGAAGAAGATAACCCACAATATCAAGAACCATTATCACCGCAACAACAAGCCGCTGGTCAACCTCAACAAGAGGGTCAACCAGGACAGGACATGGTTGGCGTTGAATGAATTTATAAATAAAAGGATTGGAGGATATATGCCAACAACTGCTGATTTGATTAATTTTGCTTTTGAAAAGCAGCCAACAAGTTTTTCTGATGCATTCAACGAAATCATCGGTCAAAAAGCGAGTGATGCAATTGCTGCTTTGAAAGTTGATGTTGCTAAATCTATGTTCGCTAATGAGGACGAAGAAACAGTAGACGTCCCTGAAGTTGAACAAAACGAAGAAAACGAGACTGTTGAAGATGAAGCAGAGGCAGAAACAGATTTAGAAGACGAGATCGACTGGGATAATTTGCCAGCCGATATCGGAGATGAAGAATTAGATGCGCAACTTGCGGACTTATTAGATTCAGAGGAATCAGAAGATGGCGAAAACACTTAAAGACTTCTTGGAAATTTACAAGCCAAAAGCAGCCGATGAACAAAAGTTTGTCGACAAACACGTTGTATCCAAGCATGCTGACCGTAATGGTAATGGCGATGATGTATTCGCTGCTTCCAAGGTTAAAAAAATAGACCGCAAAAAAGAAGCCCATGGCCATGAGCCAGGAGAAGATGAAAAAGTCTATGAAGAAGTCGAACAAATCGATGAAATTTCTGCTTCTAAAGTTAACAAATACCGCGAAAAAGCATTTGCTGACACTAAAAAAGATCGTTCAAAAGGTCGTGAGTTAGCATTCAAAAAAATCGGTGCCATGGGTAAGGGCGCAGTCAAGGTTCCAGCAACTGAAGAAGTCGAATCAGTTGAAGAAAAGGCTGGTTACTCAGCCAAAGCCGCAGCCGCTGGAAAAGACATTGGTAAGCCAGGCAAGCAGTTTTCAAAAATTGCTGCATCAGCAGCCAAAAAGTACGGTTCAAAGGCAGCAGGTGAGCGTGTAGCAGGTGCAGTTCTTAAGAAACTCCGCGCTGAAGAAAAGATTGAAGATTTGCTTTCTTCATTAAATGAATCAAACAAAACACTGATGCTTTCAGTATTTGGTAAATTGACTGAAGAAAATCAAGAAAAGTTTGTTGAGGTTATCGAAAAAGGTGGTCTTGATACAATGCTTGATTTTGCTATCAAAAATAGGAACCTTGAATAATGGCATACACAATTACATCAAACCGTAAAAATACAGCGTTTGTTGTTCACTCAACACCTGGCAATAGTACAATTATTGTTGCAGGTAATAATAGTGTTAGCAACGTTGCTACATCAAATGAAATTTTGACTGGCGCCTATATCGCCCAAGCGGTTTGGGGTACTGATGGCGGTCATATTCAAGTTTTACGTGGATCAACACTTGTTGCAGTTTATGAATCAACTGGTCAAAAAGATTATGCTGGTTGCGGAATTCCAATCACTGTTGGACAAAGCGCAAATCTTGTAATCAACTATGTTGGAACGGCAAACGCATACATTATGCTTGAGTGTCAAAAGGTCGGACAATTTACCTCTGACTATAACAATTCATAAGGTATAGCAAATGAAACTGATCACGGAAGTCGTTGAAGATCTAAAATACGTTACCGAAACAAAAGAAAACGGTAAGAAAAATCTCTATATCGAAGGTGTTTTTCTTCAAGGTGGGATTAAAAACCGCAATGGACGTATGTATCCAATTGAAGTTTTAGATAAAGAAGTTAGCCGCTACAATGAACAATATGTTCAAAAAGGTCGTGCTCTTGGCGAACTCGGTCACCCAGATGGTCCAACAATCAACCTTGACCGCGTATCACATAAAATTGTTGAACTGCGTCGCGATGGTAGCAACTTTATCGGTAAAGCAAAGATCATGGAGACCCCAATGGGTGCCATCGTTCGTAACCTTATCGGTGAAGGCGTCACAATCGGCGTGTCATCACGCGGCATGGGTTCATTGAAACTGAACAAAGAAGGTGTCAATGAAGTTCAAAATGATTTTTACCTCGCAACAGCCGCTGACATCGTGGCTGATCCATCAGCACCAGACGCTTTCGTCAATGGTATTATGGAAGGTGTAGAGTGGTGCTGGGAAAATGATATGCTTGTTGCTAGAGAAGCAAAAGCCGCCATTGAAAAAGCATCAAAGGTTAAGAAGTTGGACGAATCCAAAAAGTTAGCAATTTTCGAGAAGTTTCTCAACGAAATTTCTAAATCCTCAAATTATAAATAAATAAAAAATATCCTAAAGGAGTTTTGCAAATGTCAGATCAGAACACTGAAGTCGTTGAGAAAATCGACGAAACTGCAGCAGCAGATACACTCAAGCCATCTCCATCAAAGGCTGAGATGCTTGCTACATTCACGTCATTAATGGCACAACTTGGTAAAGAGGATCTTTCAAAGTTCCTGAATGACGCGCTCGCTCAAATCGGTAAGGAAGCAGAAAAGACACCATCTGCAACTGCTCCTGGCCAAACAGGTCTTGGTCAAATGCCAATGCCAAAGTTAGTCGCCAAGGAAGACGTTGAAGAAATGTTTGCTGGCGAAACCCTAACTGAAGAGTTCAAGGAAAAGACAGTAACAATTTTCGAAGCAGCAGTCAATGCTCGCCTCACAATCGAAAAGGCACGTCTCGAAGAAGAAACAGAAAAGAAAATCGAGGAAGCCGTAGCCCTATTCCAAGACGACCTATCATCAAAGGTAGATCAGTATATGGATTATGTCGTTGAGACATGGGTCAAGGAAAACGAGATTGCACTCGTTGAATCACTACGTTCAGAGATTGCTGAAGAATTCATTGGCGGTCTCCACAAGTTGTTCACAGAGTCATACATCAACATTCCAGAAGAGAAGGTTGACGTTCTTGGCGAATTGAGCGCACGTATCGAAGAGATCCAAGCCAAACTCGACGAAGAAATTAATAAGAACATCGAATTGCAAAACGTCATCAATGAAGCCGAAAAGCAGACTACATTTGATGAAGTTGCAGAAGGTCTTGTGGCAACTCAAGTCGAAAAATTCCGTACACTTTCAGAGGGTGTGGATTTCGCCGATGTTGATGCTTACCGCAAGAAGTTGCAAGTTATCAAAGAGCAATACTTTGCTAAGAAAGAAAAGCCTGCAACGAATATCGTGACGGAAGAAACTGAGGCGGTTGAGCCTGTTGCTGCGCCAGTACCAGCACACATGGCCAAGTACGTCAGTGCAATTTCAAGAACGTTAAAATAATAAATATTTTTTACTACAAATAACCAACCCAAAGGGAGTTAAGAAAAATGTTAGCTGAGGAAATTCAAAACAAGTGGAAGCCAGTGCTTGATCACTCTGATCTTCCAGAAATTAAGGACGCTTACCGTCGTATGGTTACTGCTCAGGTTCTTGAGAACACTGAGAAGGCACTAAACGAAGCAGCATTGCTCGGTGGTTCACAACAACTACTTGGCGAAGCCGCACCAGTAAACGTCGCAGGAAACGCATCAAACTTTGACCCAGTGTTGATCTCACTGGTTCGTCGCGCAATGCCAAACCTCGTTGCCTATGACATCTGCGGCGTTCAGCCAATGACAGGTCCAACAGGTCTGATTTTTGCAATGCGTACAAAGTATGCAAACTCAACCGCATTAACTGATGAAGCATTCTATAACGAAGCAAACACAGGTCATGCATCACGTCTTGGCGCAGGTCTTGACGCTGCAAACACTGGCGCTTCAGGTGCTACAGCTGTTGGTGCTAACGTTGTATCAGCAGGCATCTATGCCTCAAACAACGCTGGTAACAGCACATACAACTACGCAATGGGCTTGCTCCTTGGTTCAGCTGAAAAGTTGGGCGCAACAGGCACATTCCCACAAATGGGCTTCTCAATCGAGAAGGTAACAGTTTCTGCTAAAACACGCGCATTGAAGGCTGAATACAGTCTTGAACTCGCACAGGACTTGAAGGCAATTCACGGTCTTGACGCTGAAACAGAACTTTCAAACATTCTTTCTGCAGAAATTCTTGCTGAAATCAACCGCGAGGTTGTCCGTTCAGTAATCATCACTGCTGAGAAGGGTGCAACTGAAGGTACAACTGCTTCAGGTATCTTTGACCTCGACACAGACTCAAATGGTCGTTGGTCAGTTGAGAAGTTCAAGGGACTTATGTTCCAAGTCGAGCGCGAAGCAAACCAAATCGCCAAGCAGACACGTCGCGGTAAGGGTAACATCATCCTCTGCTCATCTGACGTAGCGTCAGCATTGCAGATGGCTGGTGTTCTGGATTATGCTCCAGCCCTCAACAGCAACGCATTGAACGTTGACGACACAGGCAACACATTTGCTGGTGTTCTAAACGGTCGCTTGAAGGTGTACATTGACCCATATGCTGCAACCAACTATATGGTTGTTGGTTATAAGGGTACATCACCATTCGATGCTGGCTTGTTCTACTGCCCATACGTTCCACTCCAGATGGTTCGTGCCGTCGATCCAGACACCTTCCAGCCAAAAATTGGCTTCAAGACACGTTATGGTATGGCACCAAACCCATTTGCGAAGGGTACAACTGCTGCAGATGCAACAGCTACACTCGAGCAAGATGTCAACAAGTACTACCGTCGCGTGCTTGTCAACAACCTCATGTAATAAAAACAACAAGGGTTGTACTAAGAGGGGAGCAGAAATGCTCCCCTTTTTTTATGCCTAAATAATAGTATGCCAACAAATGTAACAAACATCCCTGAGAGTAAAAACTTTTTATCCCCACTTGGGTTTAAGTTTTCACTCAACCGTGCCCCAAACCTATCATACAATGTACAACGAACAATGCTGCCTGGGGTCAATTTGGACTTTAGCACAGTGCCAACCCCATTCTCAACTATTCCTCTAAATAGTAGACTGGACTATAATCAATTGATGGTGTCATTCAAAGTCGATGAAGACTTGAAGAATTATCTAGAAATTTACAACTGGATGGTTGAACTCGGTGCGCCAGAGTCATTCACCCAATACAACAATCAAGCACTGAAACTAGATGCAAATCTTATTGTTATGACCAGTGCTATGCGTCCGAATATTACTATCGATTTTTTCAACATCTTCCCAACATCACTGAGTGACATTGACTTTCTTACAACTGATACAGATGTTAACTATGTTGAAGCAAGCGCCACATTCAGGTACCAACGTTACAATATCGCTGTTCTCTAGTATTTCCCCTTACAGGAGTAATTATAGTGGGGCATTTAAATGAAGTCAATATGGGTTACCTAAAACATTTAATGAGAGCGTGGCGACTTGCATTTATCCTATTGATCCATGGAATATTTCCAGAAATTTGGAAAACTAAAGCAAGCGATGAAATTTGCAACAAAAGTGATGCAACCAGAAGGTACTTGTTGGAAAAACATTATAACATAAAAGACTTGACTTTATAAAAATTCTATAGTAGAATTATTATGTGCGAGGTGATATATGAAATTAGAAGACATACAAACATTTTGGGAAAAAGACAGTCAAGTTGACCGAACTGAACTCGGGGAGGAAGCATTAAAGATTCCCCAGTTGCATAGTAAATACTTTAAGATTTACTCACAAGAACGTTTAACTCTCCGCAAACTTGAAGCGGATATGAAGCAGTTGAAACTTTCCAAGTATGAATTTTA